GTCGGTATAGAGGTCCGAACGGCCGTCGTCCCACCAATTGTCGTGACGCACCGGGTCGGGCAGTACCAGCCCCCATTCGCGTGCGTACCAGTCGCGGCACAGCGTCCAGCAATCGAGCACGCCGTGGTGGAACGGCCGGCCGACCAGCGGCGCTTCGTAGCCGCTGGGCTCGATGCAGGACAGCTCGCCCGCCTTGGGCGCGCCATCCGCATCGGGCGCAATCGATACGATCCACCAGGGCAGGCCCGAGGCTTCGCAGGCCACGCGATCGCCTTCCGACGCGCGTGCCGGAGCGTCGGGGTGCGAGTGCATGACGGCGACGATCTCGCCGGCTTCCTCGGCGGCGGCGTAGTCCTCCGCCGCCAGCACGAAATGCTCGCTGGGCGTGGTCGCCAGGTTGCGGCAGGGCCGGTAGCGCTCGCGGCCCTTGGCTACCACCACCAGCCCGCAGGCCTCGCGCGGATAGTCGGCCACCGCGTGTGCGCGGAAAGCGTCGAGCGTGGCCGGGTTCATGTGCGCAGCAGTCCCGCGGCCGGATAGCTGCCGTAAGGCAGCGGGTTGTGCTCGCCGAAGCGCAGCTTGCACGAGGACAGCCGACCGCCGCAGACGTCCTGCGCGGGATCGCTGGTCGGCGTGTCGTCCGCCTTCGCCACCGGACCGCCGCTGTAGCCGCAGTACGGTCCGCGATAGCCGCCGCGCTGCAGCCAGGTGCAGCTGTTGGCGATGATGGTGCGGCCCGGCAGCTGCTGCTGGCCGAAGTCCAGCGCGCTGGCCAGCTCGAACTGCACCACCTGGTTGGTTTCCGTCGCCTTGCGCTCCAGGAACCATTTGTCCGGCGGAAACTCCTGGGTCGGATCGGCAGTGGGGTTGCCGTCGGCGAAGTTCTTCGCATCCAGGTAGCGGCCGAACGTGCGGTGGCGCACCAGCAGGGCGCCGACCAGGTCTTGGAAGGCCAGGCACAGTGCGGTGATGCGGCCGTCTACGTTGCCCACGCTGAGCATGGGCATGGGCGGCTTGTCCGGGTTGAGCTCGAAGCCCTCGGCCTGGATCGGCCAGGGCGAGTACTCCAGCCCTTGCCACCAGATCGAGCCGACCTGCGTGTAGCCGTGGAAACGCAGCACGTCGCCCGCGCCGCCGCCGGTGATCGCGCGCGCGTCCAGTTCGAACAGCTCGATCTCCGCGCCCGGCTCCAGCTTCTGGATGTCGGCGTAGATCGTCATGGCGCGAACACCTGCTGGAACGTGGCCGACAGCGTGTAGTAACCGGCCGCGCGCGGCACCAGTGTGTAGCCGGCACAGCGGAACAGCGCCGGCGTACCCAGTGGCGGCGTCCACTGGAACGAGGCGGCGCCGGCATGGCGATCGAGGAAGTCCTTGATCGGCGCCACGTAGCTGCCGTCGCCGTCGAACGAAAGCGGCCAGCTATCGATGCGGTTGTTGATACCGTCGGTGACGGTCTGGGTATAGCCGTCGCCGAACTGCGCGCTGCGCACGCGGAAGGTGGTCTGGCCCTGCGGCTCCACCTGGGGAATCCACCCGAAGACTTCAGGCATGCTGCATCCTCCACAAAATGCCGCCCTGGCGCTGCTCGCGCGCCATGACTTCCTTGACCTTGCTCTCCACCATCGCCGCGAGCTGGCGGCCGGCGTCGTCGCTCTGCGCCTGCGTGTCGCTCTGCGCGTTGCCGTTGCTGCCGACGTTGACGGTGATGCTGATCTGGTTGTTGACGCCGCTGCTGCTGTCGCCGCGGGCGCTGCGCACGCCGAGGCGTCCGTCCGGCCCGCGGGCGAGCGGCATGATGGCCTCCGGGCCGGCTTCGCCCATCAAGCCGGTGCCGGTAGCCATGGGGAACAGCGTGGGGCTGTTGACGATGCCGCCACGGGCGAAGGCGCGAAGCGGCACGCCGCTTTGCAGGGCCATGCCTTTGGCGGCCATGGGGCCATCGAAGAAAATTGAGGCGCCGTAGTTGCCGACACTGCCACCAGCCGTCGGACTGTAGCCGGGAAGAGCGGTCGATCCATTGCCGAACAGACTGCCGATCGCTCCGCCGATCCAGCTCAGAGCACTACCGGCCAGCTTGGAAACCTGCGATGCGGCAATATCCGCTGCCATCTGGCGGAGCATCGTGCGGAAGCTCTTGCCGACCTTCTTGAAGTTGCCATCCAGCGAGTCGAAAAGCATGCTGCCAAGGGTGCCGCGGATCCGTTCGCCGGCTTGCTCCGCCAGGGTGGTCATGAAATCCGTGCTTTTGGCGACCTCGTTCTCGGCCTTGCCGGCGTCGGCAGCGTTACCCGTAGCCGCTCCGGTCTTGGACCCTGCCGCCGCGCCGGCTGATTTGTCACCGGAACCGGCCGGGTTCTTGGCATAGCCGCGGAGGAAGGCGAGTACATAGTCGTTCGTTCCACGGTATCCGGTGCTCGCCGCATCGCCAAGCGCAGCGGCCGTGGTATCCGCCACACCGTGTTTCAGGTTGGCGTAGAGGTCATTGCGCGCTTGGATGCGCGCATCGCGGGCCGCCTTGCCGTCCGCGTTGAACGCGGCCATGATGTCCTTGGCGAAATCGTCTTTGATCTTCTGCATCGCCGGACCAATGGCCTGACTGGCCTGGGTCGGCTTGGCTGCCTCCTTGGTCGTCTCTTTTGCCGCCTCGTCTGCCGCCTTCGCGGCATCCTTCGTCGATTTCGTCGCGGCGTCGACGGTCTTCTGCATGTCGCCGAGCGACTTGCTCGCCTTGCTCAGGGCGGCCATGAAATCGTTGAGACTTTTGCTGTCGATATCAGCCATCGCTGCGTATCCTGTCGAGCATCATCAGCGCGTCCACCTCCCAGCGGTCGAGCCGCCGGGCGGTGAGCTGCGTCCAGTGATGGAGTTCGGTATGGGTGAGCGGCGTGGGCAGTTGCGCCAGCCACTCGGCCAGGTAGGCCAGTTCCGCCGGGCACGCCGGGCGGTCGGCCAGTTCGGCCGGCACGTGGCCGAGCTGGCGCCGCACCGCCTCGAGGTGCCGTTGCAGCGGCTGGCCGCCCGCGCCGACGGGGCGGGCCAGCTGCTGCTCGGCCTTCAGCCAGTCGGCGAGCTGGCGAAGGCGTTGCCGAAAAAAGCCTGGTCGTCGGCGCCGGCGCGGTCCACCAGCTCGGCCACCTGCGGCGCCTCGCGCAGGAATGCGCGGACGTTGTCCGACACGCAGGGCTCGTCGAAGCTCCAGTCCGACACCAGCGCCGCGCGCACCTCGAGCAGGCTCTGCTCCAGCGCCGCCTCCAGTTCCGCCTTGCCGGCCTGGGCCATCCGCGCGACCTCCTGCATGGCTTCCTCGCGGGCTTGGCGGAACGCATCGGACCACCGGCTACGGATCTGCAGCCAGTGCTCGGTAGGCGTGCCGTCGGGCAGCGTCAGCGGTACGCGGCGGCCGTCGTTGGCGCGCTGGCGGATCGCGAACTGCTCCATGCCGCTCATGCGCCGCTCCGGGTGATGCGCAGGTTGGTGCCGGACGCGCTGTCGTACAGCGCCTGGATCGGCAGGGACAGGGTGATCGGGCCGTCGTTGGCCACGTCCGCCTGGCCGCCGGTGTACTTGATGCGCGGCAGGAACAGCACGTAGCTGTTGGCGCCGTCGGACAGCGTCAGTTCCAGCGAGCTCTCGGTCTCGCCGATGAACTTGGACAGCAGCGAACCGTCGAGGAAGTAGGCCGTGAGCGTGCCGGTGAGGTTGCTGCGACCGATGCTCGGCTGCAGGGTCTTGGCGCTGCCGATCACGAAGCGCGGCTCGATGCCGTTGGCCAAGTCCAGCTTCAGCTCGGTCACCACGCCCAGAACCTGGCCGCCTTCCTTGATGGCGCCGCTGAGTGCATCCATCGGTCGGTTGGCCGGGGCGTCGGCGTAGGTGGCGCCGGCGACGGCGGCCGCGTCGACGGCTTCGGCCTGGCCGATCACATCGAAGGTGACGTTGGCGATCGCGCCGGGCTGCACGTCGAAATGCAGGCCGTTGATCTCGCAGCCGGTGTAACGCAGGTACTGGCCGATGTCGGCGAAGTTGCGTTCCATGGTGAAACTGGTGCGCGCGGTGCCGGCCTTTAGCACGTTGGCGCTCCAGCTGCCGCCCAGCGCGGCGGCGAACAGGTCGTCGTAAGCGCCGAAGCTCAGCTCGCCCTGGATGTCGCCGCCCACCTGGACGGTGCCGTGGCGCAGGTCGGCGATCTGGCGGTCGGCGCGCAGTTCTTCGGACTGCAGGGTGTTCTTGGTGAGGGCGAGCGTGGTGCTCTTGTGGCGCAGCTGGCGGAAGGCCGGCGTGGCGGGCGTCGCGCCATAGGTGGCCTCGGCGATGTAGGCGAGGCTGTGGCGGCTGCCGGTGGCGATGGTCATGCGTGACTCCTTGGTGGACAAAAGAACGGGGCCGGCGGCCGCGCGAAAGTGGTCCGGGCGGACCGGTCGGAAGGGAAAGGCGGGTGTCGCGATCAGCCGTGGTCGGTCCACGCCGTCCAGGCGACGCTGACCGTCATGCGCAGCCAGCCGTCCTTGTTGATCACGGCGGCGCGGCTGGTGCCGTTGATCAGCACCGGCAATCCGTTGCCGTCCAGCTGGCGGCCGGAACGGAAGTAGGCGCGCAGCGCGTCGGCCAGCGACAGCAGGCGGTCGATGCCGCCGCCGGGCGTATCGTTGAGGTCGATCTGGAAGACGCCGCTGTGGCGGTCGTTGCCGGCGGCGCCGAGACTGGCGCCGACCACCGGCTGCGGCACCAGCGACACGGCCGCCCAGGGCTGTCCCGAGGTCGGCGCGAAGTCGCGGCCTTCGTAGGCGGTGGGCAGATCGAGCGCGGCAGCCTGGTAGCCGGCGACGAGCGCGGCGTTGATGTTGGTGAAACTCATGGCGTATTCCCGTAGCGGAAAAAAGAAAAACCCGCCTCGGTGGGCGGGTCGGAATCGGGTGCGGTGGTGCCGTTGTAGCCAAATTACCGTCGGAACCGCGGAAGCGTCACTTCCGCACCGCGACGCCGGCCGGATGCGGCGAAAGGAACAGCGTGCGCTCGGCGATGCGCCGCCGCAGCAGGCCCGGCAGCACGCGGCCGCCGGCGTAGCGCCAGCGCTCGAACTCGGCAGCAGCGCCTTCGATGTCGCCCGCGTTGAGCTTGCGCAGCAGCGTGGAGCCGGCGAACGCGGCGGCGCCGATATTGAAGACGAAGCTCACC